GAAAAAGCTTTTTCCTCGAAGTCGCAGGCTCCAAAGAAACCTGGGGCCGACGCATCGCCAGAGGATCAGGCCAAGTATTACGCCGATCTTCGCAAGTTTACCGGAGCGCCTGAAAAGCCGGAAGATTACGGCATCAAGGCACCTGACAACCTTCCTGAAGGCGTTGAATGGAATGCTGAACTAGCAGGCAAAGCTGCGGGCATTGCTCACAAATACGGAGTGCCACCGGAAGCTTTGCACGAGTTGATTAATCTCAATAATGAGAATATTAGCAGCTTTGTGGCAAAGTCTGAAGATTTTGTAAAAATTTCACATAAAGATCATTTTGTTGATATTCTGACGAAAGAATGGGGAAACGACGCCGTGAGCAACTGGCAAGCGATTGATCGAGGTGCAGCGGCATCACGCGTAGACAAGACTGCTTTTGACCCTGACGCTGATGTAAGGATGGTTCAGCGAGAACTGGCAAAACTAGTGCTTCAACGTGATGAAGATTTCCGCGACGACAAAGGGCTGATCAGCTCTGACTCTCAAGTCACTTACAAAGAGCAGATGGAGCGCATCCAAAAAGGTGACGACTTCAACGGCAAGAACGGGCCAGAGGCTCAACAGGCAGCATTGGAAAAGCTCCAAGGGCTTTTCAACGCATCGCGGGCGAAGTAAAAAACATTACAATAAAGCGGCTCTCAGAAATGGGGGCCGCTTTTTTGCGCTTGCATCTTTTCTCAGATGTGAGAATTTAGGGTAACAACGGCCCCGCAAGGATAAGCTGTATGCCGGACATAGGCCCGCAAACAGCGGAGAACCGAAGAACCGGGAAGACATGACACTTCCTCAGTCGCTCACAAGGGCGGCTCAACTTCACCTCTCTAATTCCCTGCCAATATGGCTACTATTGATACCTTCTACCCAACGATGTTTCAGACATCGTTCGACCAAGTTCTACAGCAGATGGATTCCCGTTTGCTTAGCTCCATTACTCGCGCCGATTTCACCGGCAAGAAGAAATGGTTCAACCTCCTGAATGACAGCGAGGCACAAGACATTCTTACTCGTAAGGGCGACACTCCAGACGGCGAGTTTGACGGCTCCAAGTATTGGCTTACCCAGCGCCCAAAGGAAAAGGTCACAACCTTCGACGAATGGGACAAGCACTTCCTTGGCACCATCGTTCTGCCAACTTCTGACGAAGTTCAAAGCCACGCGATGGCCTTCAACCGCGCCACCGATGACGTGATCATCAGCGCCTTTGATGCTACTCGCTATATCGGCGAAGACGGCACCACAACTGACAGCTTCCCAGGCGGTCAATCCATCGCTGCTAACTACGCTGAAACCGGTTCTCCAACTTCCATTGGTATGACGCTCGCAAAACTGCGCCGCGCCAAGTATCTCATGGACGTGAGCGAAGTGCCTGATTCTGAGCGTTACATCGTCATTGGCGCACAGCAGGAACAAGACCTCCTCCGCGACACCAACCTGACAAGCGCTGACTTCAACACGGTCAAAGCTCTGGTTGATGGCAAGGTTGACACCTTCCTCGGATTCAAGTTCCTGAAGTCTCAGCGCCTGCCAGTTGGCACCGTCTCCGGTGTTGCTGACATCCGTAGCTGCTTCGCCTTCCACAAGTCTGCCATCAAGTTCGCCATGAGCGACCGTCAGACTCGCATGGACATTCTGCCACAGCGTCGTCACGCTCTTCAGATTCGCTCAACCATGATGCTCGGTGCCGTTCGCACTGAAAACGAAAAGGTTGTGCGTCTTTACAGCGACGAAACTCCATAACCTGAACTGATTGGGGCGGTGTAAAAACCGCCCCTTTCTTAAACCTTTACCCTCACAAAATACTATTATGGCTGCTCTTACTGACTCCTCACTCTTCACGGCACAAGCTGCCGCCCTACTTGACGGCTCTGAACGTCCAAACCGCACTGGCGCCACTGGCGGCACGGTTAAGAAGCTCCGCGCTTCTTATACCACCACTGGAAGTGAAGCTGCGAACGACACATTTAATCTCTGCTACCTTCCTAAAGGCGCTTCGCTTTCTCGGGCAGGTTCAGCGGTTTCTTGCGTTGATCCTGGCACCACGCTTACGCTTGACATCGGCACAAGCTCCAATGCAGACCTTTACGCTGACGGCATCGTTCTTTCGAGCGGTGGCACTATTAGTTTTGGTTCTGCCGTTGCTGGCACTGCTGCTGACTTGGCTCCTACTGTCACAACTGACAATAGCGCCGTCATCGTGACCATTGCCTCCGCTAATACGGTCACGGCTTCAGTCGTTCTCTACTTCGAGATCGAATACGTAGACTGGAACTAATACTTCCCGTTGGTTGACCTCGGGAGGCTCCTTGTGTATTAAGGGGCCTCCCTTTTTCTTGAATCATTACCATTATGGCCGCCACTGCTACAGAGATCGCAAACCTTGCAATTGCCCATCTTGGTGGAAGGGCGCTGACTGCGCTTTCCACTGACACGACTCAACAAGCGGCAAGCTTGCGGAAGTGGTATAATCCAGACGCAGGAACGCCAGTTTATACGGCACTTGATGAGGCATTGCGCGCTCATCCATGGAATTTTGCCACAGCTAGAAAGCGGCAGACTGTCACCTATCAAACGCTAACGGGCGCGGCAGTTACTAATGAAGGCGGGCTGGTTAAGATTACACTCACGGCTCACGGTTACGTCACTGGTGATCGCGTTTATGTTAAGGACGTGGTGGGCGTCACTTTAGCCAATGGCCAATGGTATGTGACTCGCATCGACAACAATAACTTTACGCTCGACGAATCAGTGTTTGCTGGCACTTACACAAATGACACGGGCAGCGTCGTCGGCATTCCACAGTTTGACTGGGACTTTCAGCACACTCCACCGGCTGACTGCTTGCGCGTAATTTCGCTCAATGCAGGCGGCGGGCAGATGGAAGATGCGGGCGCTGATTTTACCGTTGAGAAAGGGCTGATCCTTACCGATGAGGAAACGATCAATCTTAAATACATTCAGCGAATCACAGACGTGACCGATTATCCGGCTGATTTTGTAACGGCATTCTCATTTTTGCTTGCCTCTTGCATCGCGCAAGATACACAGGGCGCATCAGGGCAGGCTCAGCAAATGCGCCAGTTCTTTGAAAAGGCCGTGGCTCCTCCGGTTAAAGCTCGAGACTCCAACGAGGGCAAAGCGCGGCGCATTCCACCCTTTAATGATTCACAAGTCATCTCGGCTCGAATGGGCGGTTACTGGACTGGCGGCATAACTGAATAATCTCATGGCTCAATTCCAAACGATCAAATCAGTGTTCAACGGCGGCGAGATGTCGCCTATCATGGACGGGCGCACGGACTCGGAGAAATACGCGACTGGGTGCAGAGTCTTGGAAAACTTCATTGTGCGTCCTTATGGCGGAGCGTTCAAGCGTCCTGGGACTAAGTTTGGATTGTCAGATTCTGACGTTACTAATTGCTTCCGACTTATTGCCTTTCGTCGATCGTCGAATGTTAACTTCGTTCTTGGATTCAAAACAAACGCCATAAAGGTATGGTCTTATGATAATGGAACATTTACTCTAGTTACAACGCTAACGACGGATTACACAGAGTCAGAAATCCGCGCCATTCATCACATCCAGCTCAATGACGTGATGTATCTGACGGTTGCGACTAAGCATCCTAAAATCATTACACGCGCCAGTGATGGCACTTGGTCATTTACTGACGTGCCGTTTCAGTTCGCTCCCGCTCTTGATCCGCCAAGCGATGCGGTGACGATGATGTTGGAATACGACGCAAACGATTGGGTGTCGGCAACAAGCTATTCAGTGGGCAACTTTGTCTTGTATCTGAATGATCTTTACAGGTGCAAGACTGCTAACTCAGACGTTACTTTTACCGCTGCAAAGTGGGATAAAGCTATTTACAAGCAGTCGTGGAATGTTGGGCAAAGTTATGTAGCTGGTGATATCACTGAGTATTTTGGCAGTAACTACTTTTGTATTACCGCGCACACTTCATCTACGGCTAATAGGCCGGGAACTGGTGCTCAATGGGTGCTGATTACGATTACGGATTATAGGCTTATTTCCAGCTCTGCCGTATTTGACGCCGATGAAGTTGGAAGCACTTGGCTATTGTCTCCAGGTTCAAGTGGAAGAATTACCACTGAAGCAATTGCAACGGCTCCAGATACGACGACAACGGCGGCTATTTTTATTCAAGGCTCCTACGTTGCGCGAACAAGCTGGGCAGTTGGCAGTGCGCCGTCTGGAACTATTATTCAGCTTCAAGAATCTCTTGATAGGATCAATTTCACGAACATTCGCGAATGGTCAGTTGGCGGCGTTCTTGATGGAACAATTAGCTATACGGCAGAGGCTCCGAACACTGGCGGATGGTATAGAATGGTAGCCATTCGCACGGGAACAAATTCAAATTCGTCAAGGATGACCATTGAACCGGTTTCTGGCAAATTGGACATTCCTTTTCAAATTCAAAGCTACGTCTCTACAACTCAAGTCAGAGGCATTCCAAAGCTAGCCGTTGATTCTCTGATTCCCAATGAAGTCATAGGCTTTACTTTTCCGGTCTGGCGCAAGGGTGCGTTTTCTGTAACTCGCGGTTATCCAAGAACGTGCGCTTTTCATGATAACAGGCTATTCTTTGCCAGCACCGATTTGTATCCTACTCGAATTTGGGGCAGTCAAATTTCAGACTTTTACACATTCCTGATTGGATCTCTGGACACTTCAGCATTGGATTTAACGCTAGCAGCAACGCAGGCCAATCGCATTCAATGGATTTCCAGCTTTAAACGCACGCTTGTCATTGGCACAACTGGCGAAGAATGGACAATGGACAGCGGCGATCAGGACAGCGCATTAACGCCAAGCAACGCAAGGCTTCGCAGATGGAGCCGATATGGATCATCTCCGTTGCAACCTGTCTTATCTGGCGATGGCTTGCTATGGTTAACCGGAGATGACAAGCTCCGTGAGTTTGCCTATGTCTTTGAAAAGGACGGTTATTCAGCGCCTAATATGTCTTTGCTCGCTGAACATATCCCGACATCATCGGGCACGATTACGGACATGGTTTACAGTCAATGTCCTGATCCGACGTTGTGGTTTGTTCATGCTGGCGGCGAATTGTCGGGCTTTACTTATGACCGAGAGAACAACGTAACGGCTTGGCATCGGCACAACTTTGGAAGCGGCAGTCGAGAGATTGAAGGACTCTGCGTCGTCGGCACAAGCGATACAGACACAAAAGACTCGTTAGTGTTTTTGATGGAATCATATTCCAGCTCCACATATTTTTATTCGTTGGAGTCTATTGTTGGAAGTGAATTAACGACATCATATAAAAGCTATTCAGGCACGTTTAGCGATTCATGGCGTATTTTGATTGGGACTTACAATGCAGGTTTAAATCAAACGACATTTAATGTCGGCACTCACTTAAACGACGAAAAGGTTGTTTTTACGACGTTAATAAACAGTCAAACCATACTCAATTCTGATGGCAGTCCATTTGAAGTGACTGTTTCTAGCGGGAATGCCGTGGTAAGCGGAAACATATCTTCAGGTTCATACGTTGTCGGAGTTCCGTATTCAGCATTCATAATGCCCAATCGTTTTGAGGTAAACACGCAAAGCGGGACGGCGCAGATGAATAAGTGGCGCATTTCCCGAGTTTCATTTAGATTGTTTCAGTCAAAATACGGTAACGTGTTTTTTCGACCAACTGAGGGCACTAATTTTCTTGAGGCTGATTTCAGCAATTTTACCGCCATTGAATATGACGATATGGATGAATTTCCATTGTCTTCAGTTGTTTTACGAAACACAAGTTCGACTAGAATTGTCAAAACAGGTCAGACTAAAGCTCAGTCTATCGTTGGCGATTGGGGCGATGCTGTTGATATTACGGTAGCATCCAGACATCCTTGGCCGTTTAACGTGACAGCCATGCTATGCGAGGTGGCTACAGATGGCATTTCAGGCGCGGGAACTTGACTTTAATATCAAATCGTGATGAACTGATAGGAAATCATCACATGACCATTAGAGCTTATACTTCAGAGGACTTTCCGCTTATTGAGATGTGGGCCAAAGCTCGCGGCATGGCAATAATCCCGCAGCTTCTTAGTCCTAACGGGTTTATCGTCGAGGATGAAAGCGGGCCTTTTGCCGTGTGCTTTGTGTATCTGGCGTTTGGATGTCCCATTGCCTCGCTAGACAATCTTTTCACTAAGCCTGGCACCTCGTTTGCAAAATGCCGCAAGGGTTGGCCGATACTCTGGCGAACAATTCTTTCCTTTCTCTCAAATTTGAGAACTTGCGATGACGTGCCTTTGAGTTATAAGATAGTCAGGATATACACCCGCACTCCGCTTGCTAGGTTTCTACGCAACTCTGAGGGTTGGAGCGTGTCCGAACATACAAGCACACAGGCCATTTATGCGATACCGTGACCATCTTGATTACATCCCGCTAAATACTGGCGGGCCTATTGGCATTCATTGCTCTACGCGTCCGCCTTGTAATGATGTGATTACACCAACAGTCTTGGCTTGGGCATCGCTTGCAACGTCGCTTGTCGCAGGTGGAACGTCTGCATACATGCAGTATGACTCTGCTCAGAATGCAGCTAAACAAGCCGAATACAACGCACAGGCCCAAGCTGACGCCATCGGCGAGGAGCGCAAACGGCAGGCACTTGAGGGTCAAGAGAACCAACGTCGTCTTGTGCAAGAGCAACGCAGGCAAAGGGCGACACAACTCGCGGCAATGGCCGGCAGTGGCGCAATGCTTGGCACTGGATCGTCTCTTGCATTAGAAGCTGATACCTGGGCCAAACAGCAAACAGAGCTAGCAGATCAGCAATACGTGAATCAGTTGTCTCAACGGCAACTTGCCTATCAGCGCACGTCCACACTCCAGATGGGGCAGCAAACAGCCGCAGGAATACGCAGGGATGCCACAGGGCAGGCCATCGGCAATATTGGATCAACAATCGGGCAGGCTTATCAATCGTGGTCAACACGGCCCCAAGCGGCGGGTGGTGCATCTACAATACCAGCGGGCTACCAGCCGCGCACAGTTTCACAACGTCCAGCAGGACTGTAATTTATGGCACGCATTCCAATCCTTCAAGACCCTGGGCAGCTTAACACGGGCAACCAGACGATCCGCACGCCCGACCTTCCAGCCGTCACAAATGCCAGCATGGGCAAGGCGCTTGGCAATTTAGGCAACGTGGCCTTCGACATCGCAGAAAAGGCCAAGCGCGCAAATGACGTGACCAAGCTCACGGAAGCTAGCCTTGCGATGAACAAAGCGCAGATGGATTTTGCGACGTTTCAGCAATCGCCAGAAGGGCAGGATGAAAAGCAGTGGCTTCCAAAGTGGCAGAGTTTGCAGAACGGTATTAAGACTCAATTCGATCAAGCTGAATTGACGCCTGAAGCGAGAATGCAGTTTAACGACAGGCTTTCAAACTGGGCGACTCGCGGGACGATCAACGTGCAAGCGCAAGCGTTTAAGCAAGCGGGGCAGAGGATGGAAGATGCGATAGAAACAGCCGTCGTGAATCGTGATTACAATACAGCAAATCAAGGCGTTGATGATGCGGTTTCCGCTGGCGCTATGACCAGCCAAGCGGGGGCTTTGAAAAAGGCTCGTATCGCAGCTACCAAAAAGGATGATTTGTATAACACTTACGTTACACAAAAACAAAGACTCGCCGCCAAAGGCTCGCGCACCATGCAAAGTTTAGCAGAGTTGGAGAGACATCTTGATGCAGCCCGCGACTCAATGAAGCCAGCCGACTACCAGCTTGAAGTCGATAATCTCAACGACGCAAAGGAGGAGTTGATTGTCCAAATGGACACAATCAACGAGCCTGAAATGGTTATCAACTCGCTGGATGCAAAAGACGCTAACGGCAACCATACATACGCGCCAAATTTGGATTCACTCCAACAGCGCGAGGCGTTGAGGAACCAAGCGCTCGCTCGCATCGAAGAAATGCAGATGGAAGAACAGCGAGCCGTGATGAATGGAATTCTAGGCGGCAGCATTCAAAACATGAAGCAAGCGGAAACGCTTATGCCGCGCTCTGATGCTATCGCAAAGGCCAAGATTCAGAGCGTGTTTGACAAAAAGCCACCGACTCAATACGAGGCTTCAATCCTTAAACGTGCTCTAGAAAAGGCCGTGGAAGAATACGATCCAACAAACGATCCTGAAGATGCAAAGACGTTTCAGATCGTTGACACAATCAATCGTCTCAATCTTTACGACGAAAAACTAACAAGTTCATTGCGTGAAAAGTTTTACAAAAAGCAACAACAACGCACGCCACCATCTCCAATCGAAAGTGAAATTGCCAATCATAAAAAGTTTCTTGATTACGTTTATGAGCCTAAGCTTAAAGCGCTTATGGATGAAGACACAAAAGAGGTTCCTGTTGATAAACAAGCTGAGTTCAGGTCTTTACTTTCCATTCGCGATCAATTAGCCACCGATTTTGAGCGCATGGTTGAATCGGGAGAAATTAAGACACGCGAGCAAGCTCGTAATGCATCGGTGCGGATGTTGGCGGAACCATATGCCGATCAGGTTATGGATTATTTTCGTTATGCGCCATCATCGGAAGGTAAGAGTGGACAAATTCAACTCACGCCAGAAGAAATTCAGCAAATCGAAAAACAACGACTTTTAAAATAATGCCAATCACTCGACCATCTACACAAAAGGACGCCGACAATCGACTTCGAGAGGCCTTTATTATTCAGGATTTTGGAGCTCTTGGTGGCGAAGTGGAGTCATATCCACTTCCAGACAGGAATGCGCTTTTGTATTCTTCGGCAACTTCGGCATGGGCTGAGCGAATTCTTGGCGTTCCGGCAAATCCTTATCATCCTGGATGGCAGGGACAAAAAGACGGCATTGTCAGAAGTTACTTTGGCGAGCGTGAAGCGAAAGATGTTTCTGATGAAGATCTTTTTGGCAAAATCGCTACCGATTACAGAGCGCAAGAAAAGATTGCAAACGCTGCCCGCATTGCTGCGGCTCGCGGTGAATCGTGGCTTGGCAAGTTTCGTGAGGTTGAGACACAAGAAGCCGGATCAATAATTCCCGGCAGAATGACAAATTATCTCGGGCTTGCTAGGGCTGCTCACGATGAAATGGCCGCAAAGGTAAATCCATACCGAAACACGATTAAAGCCGTGGCGGATATGGCGCGAAACATTGACACATCGGAGGAAGGCATGGACTGGGGCGCAATGGCTAGCGAGCTTGTAAAGATTCCCAAAGAAGATCGTCCATACGTTCTTGAAGCTCTTTCGCTGCAAACTCCAGGAGAGTCTAAAGCTGGTGATGCCGAGCGAATCAAAACGGCTTTTGTTCGTGGAATGGAGCGTTATCTTGATACAGCCGTAAGCTCATTAGAAACGGCAGGAGAAAGCACAGCTGGCGAGTTTTTACGGCAGTCGTATGGCTTTGATGTCGAGGCGCAAACGCCAGAACAAAAGGCGCAACGCGCTGATTTTCTCGATCTTCGCGACGACATGCGCGACATCGCTACTGGAAAACTTGCGCCGTTGAAAGCGGTAAAGATTGCAGGCATGAACATTGCCGGGGCTGCTGAAATGCTACCAATGACGTTGGGGTCTTTTGTGCCTTACGTTGGCGCTGCTGTAACGCTTGGCAGTTTCCAGCGGTCTACTTATAACGACATCAGGCGGAGTAATCCTGAAATGTCGCGTGATTCGGCAAACGCCATTGCTACCGTGTCAGCACCGTTTCAAGCAATCACGGAAATTGCGTCAGATCGTTTCTTGTT